GGGCGGATAGGGCTGCGCGGGCTTGCGCCACTACTATCTTGATCCCAGGGTTTGTACTTGGGCTGCCAATGTCAAAACGCCCCTCGTAGTCATCAGTTATATCCTTCAGCGCCTCAACCAGCCCAGCAACATCCGGCGAGGGCTGGGGGGCTTCAAGCTCCTGAATGGCTGACGCAATTAGCGCCTTGTTTCCAACATTAACTCCTGCCCAGTTGGCTGATCTTAATGCTTTAGCTGTGTTCGCAGCCTGCGATGCCCTGTCGTGAGCTGTGTATTGCTCTGCGTCCAGTTCGGTGCCGAGGGCTGGCGAGGCGGACAGCTTGGCTATCACTTCTCCTATTCGCTGGTAAGCGTCTGGCAGTTGGTTCGCTGCGATGCTGCGCAATGCCGCTTCCAAGGTGCATAGGACATAAGGCGCGTCAGGGGTGGGCGAGGGCCGGGGGGCGGTGTATATTTCTCCGCGCCCATACTGGTCTGTTACATTCCCGTGAGCCACGAGCAAAGTGACGCCGGGCGATTCAAGCGCGGTTATTCCGCCCTCAATAAGCCAATCCAGAAAAAGAAAGCCGTTCTTATTTTCCTTCGTCCGCGCCACAGCCTCTACATAGATTGGCTCCTGCTCCACCCGCTCAGCAGGCGCAGGGGCTGCGGCTATCAGACCAGCAACATATCGTTCTGTCATGTCCTTGTCATAGCCGAACACAAGTGCATTGCTGTTGTTATGGCGGTATTGGCGCAAGGCTTCGGTCAAGTCACTCGGCAATGCCTGCCCATCCGACACCAGCACACCCGGCGTCATTGCGTGTTCTTGTTTCATAGCTCAATCCTCAATCGTGGCTAAATTCACTGTCTACGCCAATAGGCTCAAAGTCCGGCAACTGTTCATGCCGGGCGTCGTTGAGCTTCTGCTGCTTTTGGTGCCAGAACTGCGCCAGATCCGCTTCACTCATCCATCGGGCGATGCGGACGAATACCCGTGGCTCTGGCTGCGTGGCTGTTTGTTGGGTCATGGGATTACCTCAAGATGATTAAGCGGCCAACCTTTTGCGCTTGACCGTTAGGCCCAGCTCGCCGCGTATGATCATGATCTGGCCGACGCTGACGCCTGCTTCCCTTGCTGTGTCGGCAATCTTGATGCCCTTGGCGTTATGCTCCAGCACTAGCGGGTGAAGCTTGGCGCGACCGGCTTGGGCGGCTTTAATGATCTCAACCAGCACTCCCCGCTGCGCCTTGACCTTCGGCACCTTGACTGGCTTAGCGGCCTTGGCTGGCTTCTCCGGGGCTGGGCCATCCGTGATGCTCCGATACCCGTAACGCGGCAAAGAGGCTGGCGGGATTGGGTCGCCGCTCCTGATCGGCGTTGTCTCGATTGCACCGTAATGGCGTTCAAAGGCTGCCATCTCGGCGGACAGCCAGGCAGCGTCGGCTGCCCTTGCTGCTGGGATTGATGCTTGCATGGGGGATCTCCTTAGAACGGGATGTCGTCGTCGAAGTTGTCGAAGTCCGGCGCTGCTTGCTGCTGTGCGGCTGTCCGTGCTGGCTGCTGCTGCGGGGCCTGCTGTCGTGGTGCTTGCTGTGCTGGCCGTGCTGCGCCCTGCTCCTGTGGCTTACCATCAAGCAGTTGCATCTGCCCGCCGATGTCCACCACGATCTCAGTGGTATAGCGTTTGACGCCGTCCTTCTCCCATTCGCGGGTCTGCAATCGGCCTTCGATGTACAGCTTCGACCCCTTGCGGACGTACTCGCCGACGATTTCCGCCAGCTTTCCGAAGAAGACGATCCGGTGCCATTCAGTGCGCTCTTGCGGCTGGCCGGTCTGCTTATCCTTCCAGCTATCGGATGTCGCCAGTGTCACGTTTGCGACTGCGTTGCCGTTGGGCAGATACTTAACTTCTGGATCGCCGCCGATGTTGCCTATCAAAATTACCTTATTGACTCCGCGTGCCATGTGCTGCTCCTGATTGTGGTTTTGGGTTATGCGGCCTGAGCGATTCGCCCGCGCATTTCAGACTCAAGCTGTGCCAGCTCTTCGAGAAATGCTTTTACTTCCGATTCCATCTTTCGTATGCGATCTTCGTCGCGCTCATATCGGCAGCGGACATACTGCAAAGCCTCTGGCATACGGTCATCAAAGCTGACGAAATCGACCCACTCCAGTTCGCCGCAGGACATCTGCGCGAGCATCTGCCACTCATACTGCGTGTCGTGCTTTCCTGACTGCATGACCGCGATATGGTTGGCCGTGTTAGGGCATTTTATTTCCAAGCCGCCACGGCCCTTTGCAAGCCGGATGACGCCATCAGGGGAGGCGGCGAAGCCTTCAATGGCCGGGTGTGCGATCAGTCCGACCTCGTCGATCATGACGCCTTGGTCAATCTCATACGCAGACCGGGCCAGCGGCTCAATATCGGTGCCGCGCTGCATGGCCGAACTGGTAAAGCCTTCCTCTCGCCTGCCGGTCAATCGCTCGCAGAGCAGCGCCATCATGTAGTTCTTACGGCTAGCAGATGGCGCGCTACCGCGACCTGAAGCCATTACGTCCTTCACTTTGCTGGCGGTAACGCGACCCAGCCGGGCCGCGAACCATTCGTCAGTTCCCTGATCCATCATCCACCTCCTCGAATACCACCTCTTCTGCATGCTCGATGGGCGCGTTCAGCTCTTTCTTGCGCTGATCCTTGGCTTTGGTGAGTAAGGCGCGAGAGCCCGGCAGATCCTTCCACGCTGCGGTAAAGGCTGCCTGTAGCTCATCCATCGTTTGCGCATTTTCGATAGTCTCGACCGCAGGGCCGGGCGTTTCGTTCTGCGCAGGGGTTACGTCGCGCTCAACGATCCGCTGCGCCTCGTCCTCGTCATAGATGCCGCTAAAGCCGAAGGCAATACGGGCGCACTGGATCATTGCCTTGTGGCGCAGCATCCGTTTCGGGTGACTGTTCCAAGGCTGTGTTCCGCGCTTGCACTCGCTCATCCATTCAGTAATACGGATCGGGTGATTGCGGTCTTTGCGGTAGATAATGCAGGTGCATGAATCGTCATCCTGCACAAAGTCCATGCCGTCAAATTGCGGATTGTCATTGATGATGCGTGACCAACCATCAACGCCGACCACTGGGACAATGCCGCCCTTGTCGGGAAAGGCGTAAATCTCTTTCGTCCAGGGGTTGAGGCCGAATTGATCAGCAACGATCATCAGCGCCTGCATCTGCGAGTCGGTGACATTGCCCTTGAATGCTGTCGCTTTCAGCGTTTGCATCATCTCGCTAGGGTCTACGCCGAACCGATCAGCCATGCGCTGATTCAGGTTGGCGGGCTTGATAGTGGCTAGATTGCTCATGGGAACCTCAGTAAGTAATTGCAATGTGTGGAATCTGGCGCTTGGCGATCATGACAACGGCTTGCTTGGCGCAGTCTTCTGGCATGCCGCCTGCAATGAATGCGTCCAGAGCGGCCCGATTGACCTTGGCCTTGTTCGCCTGATCGGCCTCGCGCAATGCAGCCTGGCGTGCCACTTCCTTCTGTTCGTTTAAATAGCGTTCGCGTTCGGCTGCTGTTGCTGCTTCGGCCTTGGCTACTGCGTCCTTCTCTGCTTGCTCTGCGCGTTGCTGTGATGCGAGGCGTTCGCGCTCTGCCGATTCAGCCTGCTGCTGCAACTGACGCTCTCGGGCTTCTGACTGCGCCTTGGCTTCGGCTTCCCGTCGAATGACCGCCTCGCGCTCTGCTTGGGCCGCTTGTGCTGCTTCTGCCCGTGTACGCTCTTCTGCTTCACGCACTAGTTGCTGCTCGCGCTCACGCTGGGACTGTGCTGCTTGCTCGGCGCGGAACTGCTCAAGTTCTGCCTGTTCCTTTTCGTGCGCTTGGCGCTTGGCCAGGGCGTCACCGTAAGTCGCCAGCGTTGCTGCCTTAACCCGATGCGCCTCGGCTTCAAACTCTTCATATCGCTCATCGATCTGGATGCCTTCAACACTCTCAATCAGCGCGGCAATTTCGGCTGCGAACATTTCCTCGACAGACTGAACGCGCAAGCTATCAACGCTGGCCTGATGCATGACCACCCGTGATTCCTCGGCTTCTTCCCACTCGGTTAGCGGCTGACGTGTTTCGTCGCGCAGCGCATCCATCGACCGCACGAACTCGCGCAACTCTTCCTCGACCACCTTGGGCATTTCCTTCAAGCGCTTCAGGTAGTCGCGGCCCGGCTTCTCAACCGCCACCTTCGACTTGCTGACCTTGGCGGCCAGGCTGGCGATCCGATCACGGCCTTTCTTCGTTTCGGTGTCTGGCACTTCGGTTGAGACTTCCTGCCGTACCTGCTCCAGAAAAGGCAACAGGCCGCCTTTCACATAAATGGCCGGGGCGTTCTTCTCGCCGATGTCGTCAATCGTGACCAGCGCGTGTACCGACTGATTGGCAGATGCTTCCTGCTTTTGTGCATTCATGGTTGATACCTCGTCAAGAATTCCGCCAGGGCGCTAAACGCGAACCAGCAAAGAAAGAATGTGTATGTCCAGAAGCCGCCCTTGATGCCGTTGATGCAGGCGGCGATCATTGGGGCGGATCCAGTTCTGCCAGCGTCGCCACGATCAGCCGATCTAACTTCGCCAGCGCATCGCTCTGCTGTTCGTGGTTCTCGGTCATGGTCATGTAGTAGTGCATCTGCCCGAAGGCGAATGCAGTACCCAGTGCCCGCTTGACCTTGTCTCGGGTATCAACTGCGGATGGGGTTGTCATGAGCTCACCTCGAATCTCGGATCTTCGTGATGAACCGCTGCCGGCGCTGCACGCTTTTTCTTGGCAGGCTTCAGCGAAGGCTCTAGGTGATCGCCAAATGCCCAAACCATATTGATCGTGATCTGCGGGCGCAGCGGTTGGTTGGCCACGAAAAGCGGATACATGATGTTCCAGACCTTACCCATCGACATGCTTGGGTTCACGCTGCTGGCCGCACTCCAGTCGCTGATGCTTTCCTTTGCCGTCTGAAACATTGCTGCTAGCTGGTCGCGAGTAATCGTTTCGGCAATCACTTTGGCGTTCGACTTATTCATGCCTCACCCCTCAACACATAAGCCATGACGGCGATAAAGCCAGCCAGCCAAGGCGATATCATCGTTGCTAAGCCGATAGCTAGGCCTGCTGGGAATAGGTTCATGCGACTTCTCCAAGCTCTTCGAAGCGCTTCTCAATCTCGGCGTCGAGGCGCATCAGCAGCGCGTGCTTTTCGTTGAAGCTGATCATCACCTTGTCGGCCATGTACTCGATCTGATCCTCAGTCGTCTGCTGCAGCTGGGTGAGATCGGCCTTAGTTGCCGCCTTGTGCATCTTGGCGAAGTGGACGGCCAGCTTGTTTAGTTCGACGTGCTTCTCGTTAATCATCTGCGCACTCCCTGTCTTTTCTCTTTCTTATCAATAGCGCGGCCCATAAGGCGCCGGGCAAGCTCTTCAAGCTGTTCACGGGCATCAGCAGCCATACCCTTCATAACCGGGTCTTTGCTGCGGCTAGCGGCCAGATACAGCGCTACGACTGACCTGGCCGGCACCATCGTAAATAGCGTTTCTTCTGCCTCGTCTGCGAAGGCGCCGTAACTGAGATATTCAGTGTCGAAGCCGCACATCAGGTCGAGCACCTCGCCATCAAGGTTGCGGGTCGGCGGATCTTCTGGTGGGCTGACTGGCAAGCCTGCGGACTTCAAGGCGCTGACGTTTCGTGCGAATCGCTGGTAGCTGGGCTGCATATCAATCTCCAGACAAGAGCGCCCACAGGCATGGCGTGCATGCTTCTGGACACTGGAAGGGAAGTGGTGCAGGGGGCAGGATTTGAACCTGCGTCTTTCGGATTAAGGGTCCGATGCTCTGTCTGTCCACGGTTACTGTCCGATGCCTCGGGCCTTCTCCGTAGCAGCACTCCACTGAGCTACCCCTGACTTGCGGGTGCCGGTCTTTCCCGGCTGTCATCACCTCTTAGCTGGTGTCGCTTGATGTAGATGGCCGGTGCTGCTTTCTTCCGGCATTTTGGGAACAAGATCCTGAGTCGTTACACCTCAGCCACTTTTGAGCGACCACCCTATGGGCAGTTACAGGACCCCTCGCATCAGCCTGCGCATCCATCTACATCGGTAAAGCCGCCAGCGCTGTCGTTTTGCACAACAAGCAGCGTGTTGCTGACGGCTTTCCGATGCCGCCTCGGTAGAAGCGGCGATGGGCTAATCGTCGATGTCGCTAAGCTTCTCGACTGTTATCCGGTACACCGGCTGGCCGTTGCATGTGATCACTACAGGCTCAGTGCTGGCCATAACATGCTGAGCCACAGCGGCGCATGCCGCGCCAGTCACGTCTGTCTTGTTGCTCAGCCATGTGCGGCCATCTTTTGCTACACCACCGCAAAAGATCCTGTTGGTCAGCGGCGACGGGGCTACATGCAAATTCGCCATTTCCTTCTCCTTCCGTTATCAACAAATCCACTTGGTTTCCGTATGGCCCTCATCGAAGGCCATAGAGAAATCAGATTCCGCTCGGTTGAGCTACAGCGCGCACCAAAGCCATGATTCCGGTTTGAATGTCCGTCTTGCCGATGCTCGCCCAGCGCATGGGCTCTGCATTCTTGAAGCGGATAAGCTCGCCTTGAGCTAGGGCGCGATCATCGTCATTTGCTGCATTGTCGATGGCGTTATAAATCGCTAGCTCTGCCTGGGTGGTCATGCCTGCCAGCTCGCCTTGCAAGTCCAGCAGCTCAGAGCCTTTTTCCTTGATGCGATTCATCAGGTCTACTTCTTGCTGAGTCAGCTCGCGGTAGCCTTTGATCTTGCGGTGTTGGTTGTCCATCGGTTGTTCCTGCGTTGTGGGTTTCCCGATACACCCGGTTGCCCAGGTGCATGAGGAAATCTGTTTCCAGTCACTGCCAGCGGCATATTCGCTGACTGATTGCGCGTATGGAGTCTTCTCAGAACGCGGCCCGCTAGGGCATCGGTGACCGCGATCCAGGCATATGGCCTGTAATCGGCTGCGCATCACGGCGCAGCGCGGACTGTCGTTTAACCTCGTCGGCAAGCCGGGACAGTCGAGGGGTTCTGAGTTGTGTAAAGAGCTGCCCAGGTGTTGCCGGCATGTGTCCAATATCAACCAAAGGTTGAGATATGTCAACTACCAGTTGATAATTTTTTGCAGGTAATAAAAAACCCGCCGAAGCGGGTCTGTTGAAGCGGGGAGGGTTAAAGCCTGTTCGCGTTCCAGGCCATCAGCACGCGGCCTAGTACCTCGAAGTCGGCCAGGTCGCCGTTCTTGATCTCATACGGCGGGTACTTGTCATTGTCGGAGATCATTAGGTAGGTGCCGTTCGGACGGCGCTGGATGCGCTTTATGTACAGCTCGCCATGAAGCGAAAGGACATGCACAGCATCAATCTTGATCTCGGTTACGCCGCGATCCACCAGCAGCATATCGCCATCGCTGAATGTCGGGCTCATGGAGTCGCCATAGCCGGTAATGACTGCCAGGTTGGCATGGTTGGTCGCGTTGACGTTCTTGCGCAGCCATCCAGTGCTGACGCGCAGCCTATCCACTACATCCTCATAGTCATCTGGCCTGATCAGGCCTTTACCCATTGATCCAGCTACATCCAGCCGGGGTATATCAACCATATCGCTTCTAGCGGAGAAATCAGCAGCTATCACGTTGCTCTCCCGTCCCTGTTTTTTATTGTTATCGCCTTCCTTGTCTTGCGATCCTTCGCCGTATTCAAGCCATTCGACTCGGACACCGCAAGCTTCGGCTAGCGTCCTCATATTGCCCTTGCCGGGCATTGACTCAGCATTGATCCACTTGTGGGTTGCCTGGGTGCTCGCCTTTCCTCCTTTCGCCTCGATCAGTGCAGCCAGATCGACATTACGCCCGCGCCCCTTCCTGACGCCAGCCACGCCATCAAGCGCAGTGTTTAGCCGCGCTGAAAACTCTTCCCGTATCCGCTGAGTATCAACCATGGATTGATAGTCACACGGAGCTTGATCAAAAGTCAGTTGACGTTTAACATCAACCGTAAGTTGATAATGAGGTGTGTCCATGAGTGCAATTTCCAAGGCTGTCGAGCAGGTAGGCGGTCAATCCGCTTTAGCCAAGATCCTTGGCGTGTCGAGCCAGGCGGTTAACAAGATGCACGCTTCGGGGAAAGTCCCTGCAGAGCGTGTCCTGGCCATCGAGAAGGCCAGCGGCGTATCTCGTCACGAGCTGCGTCCAGACCTTTATCCAGTTGAGGCAAAGGATGCAGTCGCCTGACGCTTTTTATTTGCGCCGAAGCTCTACAGGAAACAACAGGATTCTAGGGGAGACAGAAAGATGCAATTACTGATCGATTTTGACGCAAGCCTGGTCACCAGCTACGGCTCATGCCGCGAATTCATTGCCGCCAGGGTGCATCAGCTGGGCCGTCCGCAGAAGTCTATCGCGGCTGATATGGATTACAGCCCATCGGATCTGAGCCGCAAGCTGGCACAGAACCCTGACGACTCGCGCCGGTTCACGCTGGATGACTTCGAGAAATACATAGAGGCAACCAAGGACATCGAGCCGGTCAAGTACCTGGCCGAGAAGTACCTCGTCGGGCAGGTAGATGAGATCCAGAAGCTGAGAGACCAGATAGCGTTTCTGGAGCAGCAGAAGAACATCAAAAGCCTTCGGGCATAAAAAAGCCACCGGGCAAGGTGGCTTCGGTACAGCAACATCTAGGATTGGGAATCTTATATGAACATTGACCCGATAGGCAAAAGTTTTATGGATGCCATCGACGCTTCGCAGGCAGGAAAGGACAGGGCGCCGATTGCATGCTTCCCGACCTTCTACCGCGACCCTTTGTATTTGAACCTGAATTACCGGCAGAAGCTGGAGGTGTACCGCTGCGCAAAGCGGTATCGCTTCGAGATGTCATCCAAAGGGTATGAGTTCACCGAGCCCTACAACGACTTCATCGCCCGCATCGTTGAAGAGCTGGAGATCTGACATGGCAAATCCGTGGTTCCGTATGTACTCAGAGTTCGCAACAGACCCGAAGGTACAGATGCTTTCAGAGGTTGAGCAACGCCGTTTCGTCATGCTGTTATGCCTGCGTTGCAGTAACGACGATGTAACGTTACATGAAACAGAAGTGGCGTTTCAGTTACGCATCAGTAACGAAGAAATGGCCGCAACAAAGGCGCTTTTGATAGATCGCGGACTGGTTGATGAAGACCTGCGCCCGGTCGCTTGGGAAAAGCGTCAGTATGTCTCAGACTCAAGCGCGGCAAGGGTTGCAGCACACCGAGAGCGCAAGAAAAAGGAAGCGAAACGGCCATGTAACGTTACAGTAACGCCACCAGATACAGATACAGATACAGAAGAAGAACAAGAAAAACCCCTTGTGCCATCTGGCGATAGCACGAGCGATTATCCTCCCGAGTTCGAGGTGTTCTGGAAAGCCTACCCAAAGCGTGAAGGATCGAACTCGAAGAAAGCCGCGCACAAAGCTTGGCGGGCAAGGCTCAGGGCTGGGGCAAAACACGCCGACCTGACCATGGCGGCAGAGCGCTACGCCGAACAGCTCCGCACCCAGGGCAAGGCTGGCACCGCATTCGTCAAGCTGGCGGCAACATTCCTCGGCCCTGACGAGCATTGGCTCGAAGCGCTGAACTCGAACATCCACAAGTTCCCATCCAAGGAAGATCGGCCACCGCTCAAGCCTGGCCAGTTCTATCACCCCGAATGGGATGCCGGTATTCGTGAGGTGTGCGAAGAGGGCAGGCATAGCCGCGAGACAGGCTACCTGATGCCGGGGGCGCACTGATGACCCCTTCACAACTGGCACAGGCCTTGGCTGACAGGGCAAACGAGGTCTGCGCGTACTTGCTCCCAGGCGGTAAGCGCGAGGGCTCAGAGTGGCGCGTAGGCGGCACTGACGGCAGTCCCGGCAAGAGCATGGGCGTCTGCCTCAAGGGCGACAAGGTTGGCGTCTGGCAGGACTTCGCATCAGGTGAAACGGGCGGCGATCTGTTGGACCTGTGGGCCGCAGTGAACCGCTGCAATCTCAAAGACGCGATGGATCAGGCCAAGAAATACATTGGGGTTAACGAGCCAGCCCTCGCCCGTCCGGCGCAGAAGCAATACGCCAGACCCGAGCGCCCCAAGTGCGCAGCACCCAAGCCGAAAAGCCCGGTCATGGAATACCTGGCAGGGCGGGGACTTGAGGACCGGACCATTGCCGCGTTCAAGATCGGCGAAAAGGGCCGGGAGATCATATTCCCGTTCCTGCGCGACGGCACGTTGATCCACTGGAAATCCTTGAGCGTTGATCGCGTGGACGGCAAGAAAAAGATCATGGCCGCTGCCGGATCTGAGCCTTGCCTCTTTGGCTGGCAGTCGATACCCGGTGACGCCCGAGAGGTCACTATTACCGAGGGCGAGATTGACGCGATGACCGCGTGGCAGTACGGCAGGCCAGCTCTGTCCGTGCCGATGGGCGGTGGTGGTGGCGCAAAGCAGTCATGGATCGAGCACGAGTTCGAGAACCTGCAACGCTTCGACGTGATTTATATCGCCATGGACGACGACGAGCCGGGCCGCATTGCCTCAGACGAAATCATCAAGCGCCTTGGCCGCGAACGGTGCCGGGTGCTGTCGCTGGGCTGCAAGGACTTCAACACGGCGCTGGATGCCCTGTATTACACCAAGGATGACATCGACCAGCGTTACGCCAAGGCCAAGAGCATCGACCCCGAGAAGCTGGTAGGTGCGAGCGACTTCACCAAAGTGGTCATGGATGAGTTCTTTGAGCGCAACCCGGTTCAGATGGGTATGCAGCTCCCTTGGGAGAAGACCCGCGAGATTATCAGGTTCAGAGGCAGCGAGGTCACGGTCTGGACTGGTTGGTCAGGCCATGGGAAGTCGCAGCTGCTGAACTACATCGCGTTCTACGGCATGCACGTCAGCAAGACCAAGTTCTGCATTGCCTCAATGGAGATGCCCGCCAGACGCACCTTGCAGCGCATGGTCAAGCAGGCGGCGGGGCTGGCGTACCCGTCACGCGGCTATGTCACGGCAATCATGGAAGGCCTGGGCGAATCGCTCTGGATCTATGACCAAGTGGGGTCAGCCAAGACCGACGAAATGCTCGACACCTTCCGCTATGCCGCAAGGCGCTACGGAGTGACCCATTTCATCGTTGACAGCCTCGCCAAGCTGGGCATGGCAGAGGACGACTACAACGGCCAGAAATCCGCCATGGAGGCGCTGGTGGGCTTCGCTCACGAGATGGACGTTCATGTGCATCTGGTCGCTCACCCTCGCAAGGCAGACGACGAGTCGCGGCCACCGGGCAAGTTGGACGTGCGCGGTGGGGCAATTTTGACCGACCTGGCGGACAACGTGATTACGGTCTGGCGGAACAAGAAAAAGGAGCAGGCCCGAAAGCAGGGAAGCGCCGAATTCGATCATCACTCAGACGTGAAGATGGTTATCAGCAAGCAGCGCCTGACCGGCGTGGAGGGCGACATTGCCCTTTGGTTCGACCCTGGCTCTGCCCAATACCTCGAGCGTGACGGCCACCGACCGCGCCCATGGGTGAAGTATTCAGGCGAAAAAGAACAATCCACCGGACTGAGTGAGGCGATATGAAAAACCAATCACCCCGCATGCAGCTAGACCTACGCGCCCTCGTAGCCAAATACATCGAAGACGGATACGAAATCACCAGCCGCTCACCCCTGACCCTGATCCGAGGCCGTCACATGCGGTATCTGGAAAACGGTGTGCTGAAAGAGTCGATGGTTCCGCAGTTGAGGGAGGTTGCCCTATGAGCATGTCAGGGCACCAGTCGCCCGTGATGGGTACAGATGAATGGTTGACGCCGCCAGACATCCTTAAATCGCTTGGGAGCTTCGACCTTGATCCCTGCTCGCCGATCAATCGGCCTTGGGATACTGCCGCAATCCATTACACCGTTGAAGATGACGGGCTGAAAAAGGATTGGGCCGGAAGAGTTTGGATGAATCCGCCACTTGGTCGCGAGGCTATCAAGTGGATGCAGCGGCTGTCCGATCACGGAAACGGTATTGCGCTGATCCCGGCGAGGACAGAGACGGTCATGTTCTTCAAGACCGTATGGGGTGCCGCTGACGCGGTTCTTTTCATCGAGGGCCGGCCGCATTTTCACAGGGTATGCGGAACAAGAGCACCGTTTAACTCTGGCGCGCCAATCTGCCTTGTTGCCTACGGCCTATCAAACGTGGTCGCGCTTGAGCGCAGTGGTCTCGGGCAGATTGTCCCTGTGATCAAGAGGGCCGCCAAATGACCGTGACCGACAAGCTCATGCGCTCACGAATGATCGGCAAGGTGTGCACATGCATAGCCTCGCTGCTGGTGGCCATATTCATTGCCGGGGCCCTGACCCTGTTTACCTGCTTGGTGCTGGTATGAGCGGAATCAACGATCTATCGCCCGCCGCACGTTCGGCAGCTATGCGTGGCGGTATGAATGGATGGGAGCGGTTCGGCAGCTCGAACCATGTCCGCTATATGGAAGCTCGCCCCAAGCGTCCGGGCCGTCCGCCAAAGTGCTTCTGCGGCTGCGGCTCACCTAAAACCCATCTCGGCATGGCCAATGGCGTTTGTCTCATTTCCGCTTGCGAGATGCGCGTTCGCCGTTGGGTAAAGGAGGGTAGTAAGTGACCGAACTCGTAATCAGAACCGACCGGGACCGTCAGCGCGTTGTCGGCTTCCTGCAGGCACTCCCCCAGGAGAAGCCGCACAAGGTGGTCATTACCGAGATCCGCAGCAAGCGCAGCGATGCGCAAAACAGATTGCTCTGGATGTGGAACGGCGCCATTCAGCAGCACATGCGCGATACCCATGGACAGATTGCAGCCTCGGAAGAGTGGCACGACATCCTTGTGGCGAAACTCTGGCCTGCAGAGGTTCACGCAGTCGAGCTGCCAGACGGTACCCGGTACAAGGTCGGCAGGGCGAAGACGCGCAAGTTCAACGTGACGCAGATGACGACCTATCTGGAGCTGTTGGACGCCTACTGCGCGGAATGCCTGGGCCTGCTGCTGCCGCACCCCGAAGACTTGATGATGGCGATTTATGGCCAAAGGAGTGTTGCATGACCTTTCTGATTGGGCACCAGATGCAACCGACCATGAACACATGCTTCTCGACCTGCCTGGCAATGATCAAGGCAGAGCCCGCAGGGTCTGTGATTGATCAGATCCACGAATGGTATTTCGGGGGCGGAGTGAGTACCCGTGAAGCGCTAGACCGCCTGGGTATCCCATTCGAGTCGTTCGATACCGCGGACCTGCCTTTCTTCCAGAACGATGGCGCCTATCTGGTCGCGGTTCCGTCGCTGAATATGCCGGGAGGCCTGCACCAGATCATCGTCGAATGCTTCGATGGCCAGATGAAGGCCATTGATCCTGCTGCG